AGTACGATCCCTTTGTGCTAACTCGCGATCAACCTGTCCAAGCTGTCGAGTTTTAGCGCTGTTATCGAAACGCTGCTGACGCATGTTTGCGACACCGGCGAACGAACCTAAAGCGATATCTCCTAAGTTACCTGCCATAACAACCTCTTAAAAAGCAAATGCCATGATTGCAGCAGCCCCGAGGCTACCAATCGTTGAATAAGTTTGGGCTTTTGATGCGGCCTTCGCTTGCGTATAGGCGTTTTTTCGAGCGGTCGCATCTGCTGCTGCAGAACCCATCTGGCTTTGCGATGCTCGATTTACGCCTTGTCCGATATTAATTAGGTCAGACATTAAGGCTGTGTTGGCCTCTCTCTGGTTAATACGAGCATCGCCCACAGCTTGTATCCCGCCGAGGGTGTTAGCGCGTTGCAAAGTAGCGCCTTGCTGTTGCATCTGAGCAGGAGTAAGAGACGCACCGTATCGAGAAGCGTTTCTGTCGGCTATTCCTTTTGTTAGCCCCGATGCTACGGTCACGTCTTCGCGTGCTTGGTCAATCAGGCTAGTATCGGTTCTTGCTTTTTCTATAAGCTCATCTTCAAAACCGCTATAGTTATTTACAAAATCAAAATACTCGCCGCGCGTTATAGCTTCATACGCTTTGTCTGGGTCGGTAACTGTAGGCAGTCCGCCTTGGTTCTGCGACCGTCCCTGATAGCCCATATAGCCCAAGCCCAAGCCCATAGGGCCTGTGTTACCACCAGTAGGGCCTGTGTTACCACCAGTAGGACCTGGGTTGGTTACTAAAGGGTCGTTTACTACGCCCGTTTGGTTATATTGGTAGCCTATTCCGGTTCCAGGCATCTGTGACATCACCCACCTCCCGCGCGTCTTTGTGACGCAAGTGCTTCCATAAACTTAGACGAAAAACTGTCTTTATTAGATTTGCCGTCTTTGCCAATAGTATCTTGTGACTCACCGTATTTACCGATCGCAGCTCCTGCTATCTGGCCCATAGCGCCAAACTTAGCCTGCGCTACGGTTTGATTAGCCGCTGCCCTGGTCAGTGCTTGCGATGTGGCAAGGCGCGAAGCCTGTGCCATACCTGTCTGTGCATCAGCTGCTTGGCCGCGTGCTACGCCTAAGACGTTTGTTTGCATCTTGTTCTGAATGTCTTTACCTGATGTATTGGCGATGCCTAACTGACCTTGCACAGCTTGCGCCATGTCCCCAGCTCCGGTGTTACTTTGTGTAGACTGGTAGTTAGGTTGAGTAGTAAGGGCCTGCATTGTGTCTGCATTAGCCCGGCCTCTTAAAGAAGTCGTAACGTCCTCTGTGAGAGACTTATCGCGCATCTCCTGAAGCAGTGGGTCATACTTCTTTTTAAAGTTTTGGTACTCAGCCATAGCAACTGATGCGGATGCTTTTTCTGCGCCCGAGGCTTGGTAGTCTTGCGATTTTGGTTTACTGCCCATTACAAATCTCTCGTATAAATAACAGTGTCTTTGTCCCATCCTTCAGAGAGCAGATAGCGCTCCATCTTAGGGATCGGGGTTCTTACTTCTACCTTCTTAAAACCTGCTTCTCTTGCTGCCTTTTCAAAAAAACTGTAGTGCTTTACAACACAGTTCTGGCCAAGCTCTCTAGCCCAAGCTAACCAAACTAAAAACGTTCTTTCCCTTGTAAAAGGGTCAGTCTCGCCCGTTGACACTACAAAACCTTCATCAGCCACCCAAAGCACAGCGGCTCCTTCTTCACACGCTAGGTATACATCTCTTGATGTAAACGTAAGCTGTGGCTGCTCTTTTAAAATCTCATCTATTGCAGGTAGTACCCAATAAGCATGTACTTGAATATCTGCAAAGATAGGGTCATTTACCACTACCGTACTTGTTTCGTCTTGTCTTCCAAGATTCTCCGATACCGCCATACTTTACCTTCCTAGCTATGCCTTCATCCGCATGTCGTGCGCGGCGTTCTGCTTCTATAAGTCCTTCTTGAAATAGCGTCCCGTAAACTTGAGCGCCTGTATAATCTGTCCAGTCTTTACTTGGCAATCGTAGTAGACGGAATAGGGCGCCATTAACAATGGCTTCTCTGTAATCTGACATAACACCGTCATCACAGGCTGTAGATGTATGTGTTGGCTTTAGCTGAACGCGCATTACCGTGCTTGAAGCAACAGTTACACCGGGCGTTGGTACAAGCCACACCGTGCTTTGAGTCTGTTTTACGTAGTAGAGGGGGGTAGATGCGTTACTTGCATCTCTCCATTTCGGCAGCCTTTGCTCTAATAGGTTGGTACTTATAGGCTCTAAGTCTTTACCGTTATGAACAGCCCACATAATTTTATGTACGTTGGTGCCAGAAGGAGCCTCTAAGTCATACTCATAGATGCTAGCGACGGTAGTAACAGGGTCTAGCTCTGCTTGGTACGCGCCGGTTTTTTCACAAAACTCAATCGCTGCGGAACGGATACTGTTTTCTATAAGCGTGTCAGGACACCCCGGCACCATAGGGATGATTTCTGGCAGCAGTGATTCGTATGAAGTAGCCATTTCTTACATCCCTGCTGCTTGTGCTCTGCGTTCCATATTAGGATTAGTTATTGCATCGATCTGGCCTTTACCAGTGACTGCCGCAGTAAATATTTGGAAATGCGAGCTAGCGCGTTGCGCGTTGCCTGCGTACTCAGCATCTTTCATATAGGCCATATACAGTACGTAGTTCATGATGGCGTTTGCATATATGTCTGGGATAGACAAAGAGCCGCTCTGAGCTACTGTCACAGGGTTAGCTGAGTAGATTATTTCTAAATAAGCATTGCCTGCTACACCAGGGTATACGTAGAAATTACGAGGGTTAGCCTCATCATATATGTAGTGCTTTACGATAGTCGTATGCGCTGCATCACCTGAAACTGTTGGGTCATGCCAATCAGGAGTCTGCGCATCGAGTACTTCACGGTCAACAAGACGGACAGATCGTTTTCCAGTCCCGCTTGAAGCGGCTGACATGTTGCGCACTGCTTTTAAAAGTCGGTTACCGCCTGAAGGGATAGACTGTTTTGTTCCCGTGGCCAAAGTAACCGTATCGTTGGTCGCGCTAGCGTCTGGTTTTAGTAAAGCAACCTCACGCTGCGCATCGTTAATCCAAAGTACAAGTTCTGCTACGACAGGCCATCTTACGCCTGTGGTATCTTGTAATACTGTTTGGACTCGATCTATTACGCTTTGTACCGTGACTGCCATGACTAACCTCTTAGGAGTTTAAGGCTATTTCCCAAGCCTCTTCGCGTTCTTCACTGCGGACAGTTCGTCCTACAGCCCTGTTTACAACTGCAGCTTTTGGTGAGCCGTCAGTTTTAAAATCATCTGGGTTGCCTAGCTCGATCAGTTTTTGTAGGGCTTCTACAAGACCCTCATCAGCTTCTTCGGTAACCTCTTCAAAGTCCGCTATCTCAGCTTCGGACTCTTCAATATATTTTTTGTTGTGCTCTTTAGCGCCCATCTGAATCGCCAGGATTCCAATTTCGTCAGCTATCTCTTGTATAACGCCCGCTTCGAACAGTACTACTGCTCCGCTTAAAGTAGCCACTCGTAATGGCTTGTCCGTAATAATCTTCATGATTCTTCCTGTGGTGGATAAAAAAACCCCTCAACTCCGAAGAGAAGAGGGGGTGTTTCTTAGTACGCTGTATCGAGAGCGATAACACCGAAGTCTTGTACAGAGCCACTAATGTCGCTGTTGTACTTAGGCTTGCGGAGACCGAAGATCTTACCTACAGAGATACCAGACTGGTTACCGTAGTCGAAAGTATCTTCAACCATTTCAGGTAAACCAATGTCAGCCATTGCTAGAGCTTGAGCACCACAGAACAGAGCACGTGCTCCATTAATGTTAGCGCCTGCGCCCCACTTGTATCCAGCTGCTCCAGCGTTGCCAGAAGCACCAGAAGTAGCACCAGATGTGTTAAACACGTGTCGGAACTCGTGAATCATGACACCGTCAACCATTAGGCTAG